CGAACGGGAATATTCAGCCCCTGGACTGACCCTCCGGCTCGCACGATATCCGTCTTGATATCAGAGTTCCACATATCAATCTTCTGCAAGTCTCTGACCAAGTGCCTGTTGATCATTACAAACTCCCCTGCCAGTGTGCGCCGCAGATAGATGTTGGTTGTGTAAGGCTCGAACGCCTCATTGTTACCGAGGATCTGCGCGGTTGAAGCGGTCGGCATAGGCGCGACCAGAAGCGAGTTCCTGAGGCCATTTTCTCGAACCATATTCTCGACCCCCTCCATAGACTCTGGCATCTTGTCCCAGAAGTGGTACTGGAGCAGCCCCTTGGAGGCTGGTGATCCTGCGTAGGTCTCGTAAGGACCCTCTATCCCGGCCAGCTCACTCGATGCCGCTAGAGCTCCAGCGTAAATAACCTCGAATATGTACTGGTTGAGCTTGCGAGCTGCTGGCTCATCGAATGAGAGGCCCATCATCATGAAGACGTCTGCAAGACCCTGAACTCCGATGGCGATGGGGCGGTGGCGCAAGTTCGACTTTCGAGCCGCTTCTGTAGGATAGTAGTTCCGGTCGATGACATGATTCAGGTTTCGAGTCAAGACACCAGCGACCCAGCTGAGCTTTGCAAAGTTGAAACCGGGTCCGGTCTTTTCACCAAGGATGACAAATGCGGGCAGACTGATGGAGGCCAGGTTGCATACGGCCGTCTCGTCAGCCTCGCTGACCTCCATGATTTCTGTGCAGTTTCCAGTAATAATACCGTTGAAGATGCCCGTGTGCCTCTTGGGCTCATTGAAACAATACGTCTCATCCCAGCGATCATTATCTTCGATCGACACGACGCGGACATTTTTTCTCGAAGGCTGTATACCTTTACCTTTCCAGTATCGCGGCACACCAAAGTACGAACCACCATAAGATTCAGCAACATTTCCTTCAGAAAACAACCCTTTTTGGGATCCTATATCATTAACTGTCGGAAAAGACCAGTCAATGAGCATGTCGCCGGGCAGAAGATCCTTGGCTTCCTTGATTCCATCAACCAGATGGAACTTATGATATTCAGTACAATCGATAAACGTATCATTACTCATCGTGACTCGGATGAGTTTAGAACCTTCACTCGTCTTTTGTATTTTTACCATAGAAAACTCTTGTCCATTCCATATTTTCACGGAACGGTCAACAATGTCTTGGATTTGTACATATCCATTAAGAGTAAGCACCTCTGTTTCAGGCGCAACGCACAGGTTCGACGACTTGATGGTTCCGATGTTCGCCTGGTTCGATTTCGCGTTCGCAGAGTCCTTGTAGCACATGTAGGGCGTCCCGGTCTCGACCTGCGATTTGAGCATCGCGTTCCAGATGTCTCGCGCCTTGACGACTCGCTTGAACTTTCCGGCATCGACGTACTGGGTGTAGAGTTCATCAAAAACAGGGCCCCACGCGTCTGCCAGGCCTGGACACTCGTTCGGGCACATCAGGTGCCAGTCTTCGTCTTTCTCGACCGCCTTCATGAAGAGGTCAGGGATCCACAGAGCCGTGAAGAGGTCATGGCACCGCGACTCCTCATCTCCCTGGTTCAGTCGCAACTCGAGAAACTCCATAATGTCTGCGTGCCATGGCTCAAGGTAGATAGCGAACGACCCTTTGCGCTTCCCGCCGCCCTGGTTCACGTACCGGGCGGTGTTGTTGAAGACGCGCAGCATAGGCACGAGACCATCCGCTATGCCATTTGTCCCCTTAATGCGTGACCCGCACGCCCTGATGTTCGAACAGTGTATACCGATGCCCCCGGACCATTTGGATATGTGCGCGCACTCCTTGAGTGTTTCGTATATGCCTTCAATGCTATCCTCTTTCATAGCGACCAAGAAGCATGAGCTCATCTGAGGCTTGGGCGTCCCTGCGTTGAACAGAGTCGGCGTTGCGTGGGTAAAATACTTCTGGGACATGAGATCGTAGGTCTCTCGGGCGGCGTCGCTGGCAGACCCGTGGATGCCCAGCGCAACTCGCATAAACATATACTGTGGCGTCTCGCCTTGAAACAGATAGCCCTTCTGGAGCGTCTTGATGCCAAAGTACCCGAACTCATAATCGCGGTGCGAGACTATCCATGCGTCGACTTCGGGGGCGGCGCAGGCAATCTCATCTGTTACAATACCCTGAGCCGCGAGGGCCTTCATCGCCTCACTGAAAGTCCCCGGGCATGTCTTCTGCAAATTTGAAACTGTAATTCTCATGGCCAAGGTCTCGTAATCTGGGTCTTCGGTAATGAGACCGACGGCAACCTCGGCACTCAGGGTGTCGATCTGCGAGGTTGTGATGCCGTCGTACATTGACGAAAAGACCTTTTGGGCAATTTTTGTAGGATTGACGCCCTTGAGCGGCGGCTCGTTGAGCTTTTGAATTCGGCGGGTCACCTTGTCGAACATCATATCTTCAGGGTTTCCATTCCTCTTGATGACCTTCATTGTATTTTTAGGGCTCTACTTTTTTATCAGGCTATCTCAATGGAGACGTACGATCGCGAAGTCATGCGCCTTGGCCTTGCGACGCCCCTGAGCTCGGCCTTCTTCTCCGAATTTAACCGTGAAAAGATTCACGGTGATATTATTCAGGTTATCAAAAATAAGACAGGGTACGTCATCAGTCGGCAGAATGACCAGGATCTCCAGGCGCTGATGCGCAAGGTCTACACTGACCTCGTACAGGATCCTAATACTGACATTATCAACCAGGTTGAAAAGATGAACCGACAGGTCGCCAAGGAGGCGACGGCGACCATATCAACCGGTATGCTTCAGCATATAGTGTACTTGCGGGACATTTCAGCCAATCCGGTCCCCCTGGCCGTTCCTGTAACCACGAGCACATATGGCAACAAACTCCCATATAATTCTAAAATTGCTTTCTAGTATATGAGTGGTCTCCAGGTTCTTCTCGGCTCTTGCCTTGCGTCCAGCTTTCTGTCTTTTGCAGGAAATACGGTGTGCCCAAAGGCACAACCGGGCACCCAGCCCACTGATGCGTGTCACAAAATGTTTGGCCTTTTAGGATGTTTTCTTTGTCTGGCGACTATTTTCTTGTTGATGCAGTAAAAGACCTTAGAGCGACCATGCATAGGTTACTTAATGAACAGGTTTCGCGATGAGACTGCTGAGATGTGCAAAAACAAGGGATGGGACAAAGCCCCAGTGAGCGTTGTGTGGATGTTGCTTAATGAAGAGATGGGCGAGCTTGCGTCAAGTATCCGTCAGAACCAGAAGATTTACAGAAAGACGGGCCTGAAAAAAGACCGAGGGACGGATGTGGCGATGGAGATGGGTGACGTCTTCAGTTATCTTTTTCAATTGGCGCACATGCTTAATATTGATCTCGATTCTGCGTGGGTACTACATCAGCAAAAGGTTCAGACGAAATTTTACCCAAGGACCAAAAATAATGTAAGCATTTGTTAATGGCTACAGCCTTGATGCGAAATGATGAGTTGGCTATGAACCGTGTGAACCCCTTCACATGGTCGGGTTCATATGGGGTGAACAACAATGGCTTCCCGAAGAACCTTCATATGGACGGGTCATACACTACTCAAATTGACGAGACCCCGATGGAGACGAGTGGCCGCCCGGATATCGACAATGAAGCAAACTTTGATTTTGCCGGTGGGATGTACCTCAAGGTGAGTGAGTCAAAACCCGCGCCCTTTCGACCCTTCCCAGCGCGAAAGTACGAATTTTCAGATGGGCGCGTCTCATGGCGGCGTCCCTATCTCCCGTGGTCTTGGGAGGGTCAAGATAAAGGTGCTCAGGGGAGAAAGTCAACAAAGGCTATAGTCGCCTTTATCGGAGACAACACGTTCCTTATCGCAATTATCTCCCTTATTCTTGTCATTTTTGTCTTGCCCAAGAGGCGTTAGAACGGCACCACCTTGGGGGCCACCACCTTGACTAATTTCACAGCCAAAATCTCTTTTTCATTTTTAGACCGTTCAGCCAACCTGGGACACTGATGCACCTCCAGTTGGATGCACCTCGTGCAAAAGCTGCTCTTGCACTCTCGGCATATCATAATCTTTGGCTTGTGCCGACACTGATACTCCATTATATAGTGGGTCAAAAGGATTCGGGTCGTATATGATCTCACACCGGGTCTCGATTTTGAAAGTGAAATCAAAGGGCACGTTGTCTTCTTGGAGCTCACACAACCCATTTTTTCGGCCAGCACATACTCGATCCCAGCAAGCCTTCATTGCTGGGAGATGCGTCGCAAACCACTCACGATCCCGCTTGACTCGCACGACCACATACTCTTCGGGCTTTGTTACGCGCGTCAAAGTCTCACCGTCTCGCGTCTCAGTCGTCATTTCCTCTGGTCTATACTGAATAAAGTCACACTCCTCAAGGTCAGTAATCTCGAGCTGAAGCTGCACCTGAGGTAGGTAGTGCTTCGGGACCTTGGCCTCAATCTTACGCGATAGAGGGCACTTTATCTCTATGAGAATTCCATCCTCAGTGACACCGTCTGGAGAGGCGCCGAGCCACGGGTACACGCGGTGCTGAACTAATCCAATCTCATGTGATTTACGACCAGTCCGTGCATCGTACAAGTCTCGTACAAAGGGCTCGAGTTTCGTGCCATGTTCGGTGGCGGCATTTCCGGCCCACTTGGTTCTGAGAACCTTCTTTCGTACAAAAGCATCTGGACTTTCGTAACGGCTTTCACCAATGGCGCTCGCTACATCACTCGCGGTAATCATTTGCTCACGCTGTTCTAACCATTCCTCGCTTCTTTGTTCGGAATATTCAGCCGCGATCAGCTCGAGGGCCCGAGTCACTGTCGCGCTTTGTTCCTCCATTGACAGG